AACGCCAACATCAGGCGCTTCTGGCCTTGGTAATCATCACTAGGGATGTCACCCATGGTCATCAGGGAATCAACCACAATAAACTTGACCCCAAAGTTAGCCACGCTGTACCGCACAACAGCCAGCAACGTCTTGAAATTGATACTGCCCTGTTGCCGGTAGAACCACAGCTTACCACTTGACCAGCGAGCAAAGTCCAGCACTGCGTCCATGTCTGGCTGAGCCATCAGGCTACGCTGGCGAACCAGCCGAGCTATCGATGACCGCACGGACATTTCCAGCGACACGATCAGAGCGGGTACTCCCTGCTCCAGACCGTGCAGTGCCATCTGCCCTGCCAGCATTGATTTACCGGAACCGGACTGGCCGCACATCACTGTGGTACTGCCCTCTTGCAAGCGGAACTTGGCATCCATGCAGGGCCACGGTAACTTCTGGCCGGCAAGGTTCTCGCCGTTCATGCAGTACTCTAGCACCTCATCAGTCCACTCGGTGGCGGCTCCGACCTGACGTTTTATGTCAGTTACTCGCTCGTACTGGCGTAGCTCTTCTGTTGTAATCTCTGGCATTTATTTAGTCCCTTTGTTCAGTGCGTCTATTTCTTCCTGCGTGTAAGTATAACACGGCGCTGGTTTTTTAGGGGGTTTCCAATACGGGTTCCACTCCGCGTGATCTTTTGGCACCGCCATCATAGCGGCCGCGTTCCAGTGGACTCTGGCGTACCGATTGCTAAAGTCTCTGGATGTAGACACCACCCGGTTGGGGAAGTTGTGATTAGTACCGACAAAAAAGTCTGGCTCGGAGGCCAGACGTTGTAGTTTCTGGTACATATAAAAAGCTTTTATGATTGCGGCATCGGCTTCACGCTTATGGTTTTTTTCTGCCTTTTTTATGGTTTCCACACAGCTCAAAGCTGTCGTGAGCAACCGCTCAACTTCCACTTGTCCACTGCGTACTTTTTGTGCAGACGCTTGCTTTAGCAACCCCTGTAGCTTGCGCAATGCACGCTGAATTCTGGTTATAGGTCGTCCCATATTTATAATCTATCTGACATAGCTCCTTGAAATTAAAGAAAAAAAACCGGAACCCAACTCTGACCGCTCCTCAAGAAAATGCATGAGGCATTTTTAAGTCAGAGCTGAGCCCCGGTTAACACCACCACGGAGAGACACCAACTATTCGAAATCGCTGTACCAATTTTCGTGCTTGAACCCAAGCTTGCGCCCTAGTTCCCGACCTAGATCGTCCACTTTGTGACAATCATTGGCCCATGCTGACCCGCACTCCAGTACTGTGCCGACTAAGCTACGGCTTTCGTTTATGAACTTCACTAGATCAGCTCGATCTTCAGCCGTTAAAGTTGACTTAGCTTTCTTTTTTGTAACTTTCTTGCTCATGATTATTCCTCGCTGTATGTTCCGTGATAAGGGTTGGGGTCGTCGTCATACCGACCGTCGTCCCAATCCTCATATTGATTTTGATCGTCGCGTTCGCGCATCACCTCGTCCCACTCCTGCGGCATACACCCGGAGATCAGGAACTCGCGCTGGTCCGCTGACAGATGTGGCATCACATTCTGGATCAGCTCACCACCACGCCACCGCCGCAACATCACCTCCGTTACCGGGAGATCCATCGTATTGGATTCTCCCGATATCATGGATTTACGGGTGACTTGCATCGTTTTCAGATTGACCATGGTTGCTCTCCCACCATTTCAAATAGTTGCAGAAAATGTAGGTGTCAGTAGAGGCGTTGCACCGGAACTCCCCGGTGCGTCGCCCTCTGGCCTGACACTGTGAACAGTATGCCTCTGGTGGGTACTGCTCCACCTTGGCTTTTTTGCGGCTGCGTGCCATCAATCCGCCCTCGACATCGCGTAAGCGTCGATGCCGGCTTCGCGCAGGGTATCTGCGTAAGCGGCGGCACCATGCTCCTTGATGTCCATGGATTGAGTGTGGCTACCACCCGGATTCCAGATATCGTAACCACCGTCCCAAGCAACCTTATCTACGACGCCAGCTTTACGTAGCTGACGAGCAAACGAGCTGGTTGCGGGAGTGATTTTGACCCATGCAAAACCACAGTACCACGGCTCACCGTGCTTTTCGCGGAACTGAATCTCCGCAATCTTGGCACGTGCCGTAGCTTTATGGTGCAGGGCTACCGCTTCTTCAGTTTTCCATTTAGTTGTTGGCATTTCATTTCTCCGTTAAGGTTGATGGTCAACCGGCTCGACCCTCTCAAGGCGAGTTTAATTGTCGCTCAGGCTCATGGCCGCTTTCGCGGGGTGAGATTAACCGGACCTGCTTGGTTCGCTGACCATGTAGAGAGAATAGTCGAAAACGCACCCGGCGTCAACTACTTTAATTCCCCTTTGGAATCAATGGCTTGCGCCAGAAAGATTACTACTATAGAAAAGAAACTTACCAGTTGTGTCCGACAACTCAATCACGATCGCTAGCGCTCGATCCATCGGACAACAAGGTGCCACTCAACTGACGCCCTCATGACGGGGTAGTAAACATCGTATATGTTCCCATTCTTTTTTGGGGCGGCTGGCAGAGCCGATAATTCTGGGATGATAAGATCAGTCGAGTACCAATACTTCCCTGTAGGGGAACAAACGTCAAAAAGACAGGTGCATCTAAAATCTGTTTGTTGCAAGAATACAACACTAATTAGCCCCTGTTAACAAAGGAATTGAGATGGCCAAACTGGCGAGAAAAAGCCCCCGTTAACAAATGTCTGGGGCACCCGAAGATAAGGCAAAACGACAGCGTAAACGCCAGCGCAATTTAACCGCAAAATATGCGCGGAAATTTAATAAATCAGCTGTCCAGCGCGACCGAACAAAATACCATCGCGACAAGTACCCAACGAATACGCTGCAGGAGTCGCTAGAATAGGCCCAGTTGAACGTTAGCTACTTGCCCAGTGGGGTACTACCGGCAAAAGAAAAGCCGCCCTAAGGCGGCAATTCTGGCGTTACTGGCGACGTGTAGCTATTCGCTACGCGTAAACCGTGGCTGGCGGTTGGCGGCCGTTACCCACGGGCCGTGAATGTATGACGGCTGCGGTACAGCGCCGCGACGCATTGGTTGCGACGGCGCTACCACGTGTACGCGTACCTGTTGGCCGCGAATGTTTTCGATTTTGGTTTTGAGAATTTTCATAAATTTACGCTCCGGTTGTGACCACAAAACCACTGTGATCGGTTTTGGCTTTACCTTTGGCCGTTAGACCGACGACCACAAAATGATTGTCAAGAAAACGAATGTCGCTAGCATCACCGTTTACCACTTTGCGACCGAAAAACGTCGCGGGTAGTTCGCTACCGAATACAACGGCCAGATTAGTGTCTGGCTTATGCTCTAACTGCTTTTCGACCACTGGCTGGAATTCCGCCACGCCAGAATAGGAAAACGTCAAATGGTAGTTATCTGGCACGTTACGGCGCGGGATTTTCGTATAGTCGTAGAATTGCACAGTCGGGAATTTTTCAATTAATGTGGTTTTGGGATAACCAAAATATTGCTTTTCCCATTGTATGTCACTGGTGCCGTTTAACCGTATTGCTAGCGTCATATTGTCGCGCTTAGCTTTACGTCGCAGTTTTCGAATATCGCGCATCAATAGGCACATAAAAGCTTCATGGTGTTGCCACCAGAAAAGAGTCTTTCGAATACGGGCCCGTTGTACGTTAGAAAATGCGCCACGACCGGCTGTATTGAGACAACCAGTCTTACAACCAGCAATGCCAGCGTATGGGCATAAATTGAGGCGCTCCGAAATCATATCAGCTGGCGACAAGTAAAGTATGCCAGTCAGTACGCCTTGCTTTTCCCCTTTGACGGTTTTGGCGTCGCTGGATACTGATAACAAGCTAGTCGGTAGCTTAGTGAATAGCTTGTCAGATTCGACAATGGCCGCTATTTCTGGCCGCAGTTCGTTGGTGTTAAATAGTGTCATAGCATGTTGCTCCAAACGATATGGTTATAAATCTTTTCGGCGGTAGCAAGATCCGGTACATCAATGCCGCGGTAGTACGGCGAACCGTCACCGTGATCATAGTCGGATAGGAATACATCTAACTTGCCAGTGTCGCTGTCGTATTGACCGATGATACAAGTCGAATCACTTTCGATTGCGTGTAACATTGTTACTTCTCCGTGGTTGTGAATTTGACAACACGGCCAGTATGACGAGAGCGGCTGTAGATTGCAACCACTACTAGTAGATGGCGTTACCGAATGATGGACTCGACACGCGCACGCACGCCGTCGAACCGGTTCGGGGATTCGGTTCGCCAGTTTAGAACCGCCAAACTAGCGAATAATTCCCACAATGCATGAATGGTTCGCGTAACCAATGTTATGTTAAATGGAAGAGGCCGAAAAAAAGAGTCTTGATCAGATCTGAAGAGGCGGCGGCCCCCTTTTTCTTTTTGACTATGTATATATATTGTACTTTCCAAGCGAGGGGTAATTTACCCTAATATAAGATTACCCTAATATGACCCCAGAAGAGTTCCATAAACGTTACGGATATTGGCCATCTAAAGAGCTGCAGGAAGCTTGGGAGTCTGGCCCGTCTATGACTAAGTCCCGTTTTGATGACAAACCAATTCGGGGTTTAGTATTCAATGCCTTAACAGATGCCGGCATGACCACCGAGGGTAGGGCGCAGGAAGATGTAGACGTTCATCCACAGTATTCCCGCATGGCTGGATTAGAGCGCTGGACCGATCCTAGAATGCTAGTGCGCGGGATATCTGATGTGGTAGCAAAATCAGTTGATCCTGAAGACTCTCCCGGTAAAATGGATTGGGCCATGGGATTGCTCGATACCTTGGGTCTTGGTGGCCCTAAACTACTGGGAAGTGCTGTCAAGAATGCCCGCAATTATGTTAAGGGGTTCTACGGTCCCGGCGGTAATCAGGCTGCTTCTGCCGCGTCTAACGTATCTAGGGTGCCAGTAGATATAGCTAGGCAAGTAGTGTCTCCAGCGAGGACATCTAGAGCCTCTCAGGGGCTCTCATCTGCCACGTATGACGTTTTACGGGACAACGTAAAGATATATGACGACCTAGCCACAGAGTGGAAAACAGCCTCTCCAGCTAGACGGGAGGAGATTATAGATGCTCGCAGGGATATGGGCAGACAAATGGCTGGGCAGCTCAACCAGAACGTGATCCACAATCAAATGAGGGGCACGCCAAATAAAGCCCTGCAGGATTGGTACAAAACTCATTTCAAGAATGTGACCACTTTTGACAGGACAAACTCCGCACAGATATTTGATGATGTGGACTCAGACCTGATATTTGATATGTCCCAATCCGCATGGGGGCCGATGAAATCAAGTACAGGCGGCGTCGCATACGCAGAGAAAGTTGGGACCAAGGGGGCTGGAAATAGCCACAGAGATATATTTGGGAGCCGGCAATATAATACCTTACGGAAACTATCAAAATACTACGAGGATGCAGGACAGTCCCTACGGACCAGAGATGACTTTATAAAGGCTCTGGATGATTGGGATCCAAACTGGTCATCCATGATAGCCTTAAACCCCAAGAATATAGTGGACGGTACAAATGGAGTTCTGATTCAATTTACCCCAACCGGTAAATCTGATTACTTGCTTGGTGGTTTTAACGCCATAATTAAATTTGGGGATGATGGAACCGCTAAATTCTTTGGTACAGACAAGCAGGATATTTTCGGGGTGGGGATACCCGGTGCCAGTGACGCGGTGGTTGGCATAGGCTCAACATCCAGAAGGATAGGTTGGAGGGGAAAAGAGTCGAGAACCATACCAAGGCAATATACTAAACCACCCAAAGAAGCCAAAGAGGGCTCAGCGGTGGTAACACAAAAGAGGACAGTGAGGACTAGAAAAGTCGATGCAAAGCGAGATAGAGGAGCCCCGACCTACTTATCAAAGAAAGAGCGAGAACTCATTGATGCTTTACTGGCTCTTGATTCTTCTGTTTCACCGTCCTTTCTTGCTAGCCGTGGAGCGGCTGCTGGAATACCTGCAAGCTTACTAGGAATGGATTATTACGAATGAGAACAGAAATGCAAGACACGTTTATCGAGCAGTATTGCCTCACCGGCAATGCAGCTAAAGCCGCTGGCACTGCCGGCTACTCGTCTCCCAAACAGCGTGGCTACGAGCTAAAGAACAAGTTCCACGTGGAGATAGAGGAGCGACAAAAGCGTATGCTACAGGATTGCGTACCCGGAGCTATAGCTCAGCTGCAGCAGCTGGCGCAGGGCGCAGAGAGCGAGTCTGTACGGCTGGGCGCGGTTAAGGATGTGTTGGACAGAGCTGGGCTCAAGCCAGCTGAACGAATACAGCAGGAGATTTCCCACGTAGAGCAAGCCTCCACCGATGAACTTAAACGGGAGCTAGAGGCTCTAATAGGAACTTCTGACGTTAGTGAAATCCCAAACTTGGTAAATTAAATGAAATTGTTTATTGTTGCGTTAACCATGTTGTTAGCCAGTTGTGCTTTCTCCACCAATATGACGGTGGGTAAATATGGGTTCAGGCACGCTACTTCTGTAAGTACACATTATCCCTGATGCCCATCCAATCATGTACGCTACCGGGTGGTGGCAAAGGCTATAAGTGGGGTAAAAACGGGAAATGTCATGCAAGTAGAGCAGCTGCAGAACGTCAGAGCCGAGCGGCCTATGCCTCTGGCTACAAGAAGCGAACTAGAGCAAGCGGTAGAGGTCGCTAGAGAACTACGGCAGCGTGAACGCTACAACAAACTAGATTATTACGACCCGTATCCATACCAGCAGCGGTTTCACGACACAGGCGGAGAAGCTAACCAACGCCTCCTGATGGCCGCTAACCGCATAGGCAAGTCCTATTGCGGTGCTGCAGAGCTTGCTTACCATGTGACTGGACTGTATCCATCATGGTGGAACGGCCGCAGATATCGCCAGCCAATAGTTGCGTGGGCTGGTGGGGTTAGCAACGAAACAACACGCGACATT